GGGGTGGCACCACAGGATGGACTGCTGATACCTACTAATCGATTAGTAGTACAAACGCCGAACCTTTAGAAAAGGTAGGGTCGACTCGGTAAAACGGGTTCGACGTTAAAGGCTTTTATTTTCTTTTTTTTATTTTCTAATTCTTCCGCAAACTGGGCCTCGGTTTGAAGTCTCTCCGGTGGTATTGTCCTAGTTCCTATTGGACGATCCTGGAAGAGAATCACCTTGAAGCGCTTGGTGTCAGCGGATTTTACGAAACGGTATCCTTGTTCTTCCATGACGTGGAGGAACCTCGCTCTCTTGATGAGACGGGTCGTGTCACCATCGGTTAAGAAGCGTCGTATCATAGTACGGACCTGGGAGGGTCTGAACTGAAGGGTATGCGACTTTGACCAATGGAGGGCACGGGGTGACCCGAATCGGCGGATGGCCTCAGCTTTCGCCTCCTTCTCTTTCACCCAACCCGAAAAGAACTCCGTGCCTACTTCTTGTTCTCTCTCAGTGAGGATTGTTGTGTGTCCTTTGTTAACGGAGATCTCATCGTTAAAGGATTCAACTAGATCAACCCACTGAATAGGGCGAGAGTAGTGTGCGTAGAGGATTCGGGAGGGGTCGGAGGGAGGGAGAACGCCGAGGCCGCCAAGAGACGCGGGAACGTCTGGGAGGAGTAGGATGTCGAGACGGAATTCGACAATCGCGCGTGTAGATAGGAGGGGGGAGCGAAGGAGGGAAACCCATCTAGAGTCAGGGGAGGAGTGGGAACTTCCAAGGAGATTGAGTAACATTGCTGGCAATATAGCACCGACCTCGTAAGGTCTGGATCCGGGTGCTTTCTTGAATCGCCACAGCTGGCTGTTAATCGTGAAAAACTCCTCAGAGAGGGGTGACTTTGCTGGGGAAGGAACGCCTCCAAGCGCTGGATAAACTTCCAACCACTCACGATTTTCTGTTTCCTTAGTCGGTTTGACCAAGTCATCGCCATTCACACCACACTCATCATATTCCAACGCCCAGGTACGGAGGCGTTTGGTAGAGTAGGTTAGAAGCGTATCGACAAGGTCCTCATCACAACCGATTGAGGATAGGAAGGTGACAAGACAGAGGTTGGGGAAGGAAAAGTCGGAGCCCATGAGCTGCCCTCGACTCTGAATCATGCCGTTAGTGAACACGGCCTTCGTAGTAAGATGC